GGTACGGGTATGATACCAAATACAACGCCCGAAAACTTTTGTCAAAATCGCGGCGGTTATAATTGTAGGCATATCGCTTACCCTGTTAGGTCCGCTAATTATGCAAAGAAAGTTGAAGAACCAATAGAACCTGAAGTGCCGGAAGAAGTTGAAACACCGGAAGAAGTTGAATTTGTTGAAGCTAAAACACTAAAAGAAGCTGAAAGTTATACTAAAAAATATTTAGATGTTAACTTTGTAGATTTTAAAGGCCTTGATTTACAAACAGCAAATGATTTAAATAGGACTGTTTATAATTATAAACAGATTTTTAAAGAGTATAAAATAAATGGTATAGGTTCGGCTCAACAATGCAATAAGGCTATTAAATTAGATTTAAATGCATTTTATAAAGCATCAGATAATTATAAAGAAATAGTTAAAAAATATGGGCAAAAATCAGCTGATAAATATGTTGATAGTTGGGTTAATAAAAAAATTCCAAAAATAGGCAAAGGTACTATTGCTTATAGTGTTAATTATAGAAATGTACAATTAGAAGGTAAAGAATTAGATTTATCTAAATATAATGGTGTTTATGTAAATAATATTCGAAAAAGTGAAGAAATAGAAAAAATTGTTACAAATGGTAAAAATAGTAAATGGTTTACAAGTAGTGCTAAAGGATTAAAATATATAAATGACCATGAATTAGGTCATGAAATTGATAAATTTTTAAACATAAAATCTGATACAGATTTTGATAAAATATATACATCATACAATAATAAAGGAGTTGAATATCTTACTAATAATTTATCGAAATATGGTGCTACAGCTGGGGGTTTAACAAAAAATAAAAAAGATGAATTTATAGCTGAGGCATGGGCCGAATATTGTAGCACAGAATCACCACGTGAAATTTCTAAAGAAATTGGTGATTTAATTTTAGGTAAATATTATAATAAATATAATAAAGGTACTGATTTTGATAAATGGAAATTAAATACATTAAAAATACTTAGAAAATGACATTTATAGAACCAATATGTTTTAAATGCAAGAATTTTGATATAAATAAAAATACTTGTAAGGCATTTAAAAAAGAAATACCTGAAGAAATACTTTTTGGCGATAACGACCATTCAAAGCCATTACCCGAACAAGAAAATAATATTATTTTCGAACCAATTGAAGATTAACACATGAAAAACTTTCAAAAACTACTAAAAGACCGCGGTTATTATTCGGGAGCTATTGATGGTATAGTTGGCCCGTTAACACTTGCAGGTACTAAACAATGGATTGACACCGAAATGAATATTCGAGGTTGGGTTAAACCTGTTAATGATTTTGTTTGGATTAGAACCGACCAAACGTTTGATAATAAGTTTGCCGATTACGTTGTAAGATTTAATAACCGCGTGGCCGATATGATTTTACCATGTAGTACAACGCCCGGCGATAATATTATTTTTAACCCCTTGACCGTTGGCGGAATTACAGGTAGTGCAGTTGCCTGCGAACAACAAGTAATAGCATCGCATAAGTTTGTAACCGCGCCTAATTGGAAACACCTTTGGTTAAATGCGCCGTACTTTTACCAAGCGGGTGCAATTGAAATTTACCGCGATGGCAACAAAGACCGTAACTTAGATAAAGCAATTAAAACTAAAGGTTGGTATGGCATCAACTTTCACCGGGGCGGAATTGGTCATGCTGTTGATACGTGGTCCGCTGGTTGTTTGGTTGTTCCCGATGCGCGTTGGTTTGAAGCCATTAAAATATTTCAGCCTAATCAGTTAATAAACTTTACACTTATTGAACTATGTTAGTAATAAAAGCAAAGCATAAAACAAACGGTACTGAATACCAATTTACGCCTTCGCAATGGTACACCGAACAGCAAACAGGTAATTATAATTACTTAGGCACTATACATGTATCTGAACCAGCGCAACCGATACAAAGAACTGTAACCCCTAAACGCGGCTGCGGCTGTGCAAATAAACGTAAATAATATGGCACGATTTCATAAATTCGTTATTCAGTTAGAATACAACGAACAACCGTTAACACTTGAAGAACTACAAAGCGATTTTGACGAAGCGGTTAAACTTGAAGATTATAAATTAGCTGGTGAAATAAAAAAAGATATTGATAAACGTTTAAAGTCAGAAAAAGAACCTGAATTTATTGTTGAACTTGAAGATTATTGCTATATTGATTTAGATGAAGTAGCCACGTTTTATAAATCAGAATGGGACGATGGCGAACAATTTACTAAGGTTATTTTAAAAAGCGGTTTTGAATTACCGCTAAGTATATCATTTGAAGAGTTTACAAAATTATTTTTTAAATTAAACACACATGGAAATGCTTGACAAATTTGTAGAAAAATTGGGTATTGAACCCGAACTAATTTTAAAATTAGAATCAAACGAAATTAGCTTAGATGAAGCCGTTACCGGGTACGTTTCTAAACTTGAAAAAACCGTACAGGAACGCTTAGGCAAACAGATAGAAGAAGCTAAAAGCGCGGAACTATTTGGGGCCGCTTATGCTAAAACTGAAAAACAGATAGCCGATGCTTTTGCAATTGACCTAAAGAAGTACGAAGCTATTGATAAAAAAGATAGGTTTAAAACTATTGTTTCTGATTTGAAAAATAGCCAATTAGAAACAATCGAAAAACTTAAATCGGAATACACTTCAGCCGATGCGCAAAAGTTGCAGCAATTAACCCAACAGTTAGAATTAGCTAATGCAAAGCTAACCGAAAAAGAAATGCTAATGCAACAGGCTATTAAAGAAGAACAGGGTAAATTTCAAAGCTACATTAAGAACCAACAAATAGACAAAGTGCGCGGTTCGCTTGTTGAAACGGTTAAAAACCCAAGGTTAGCACCTAAAGAAATGCGCGCTATCTTAGAAGCCGAAATTCGTGAACGTGGTTTTGATTTTGAAATTGATGCTGATTCAAACATCTGGGTTAACAAAGATGGAAACCGCGTAAAGCATCCATCTAAGCCAACGGAAAATTTAAAGTATGAAACGCTATTTGAAATTATAGCAGCTGAGTACAATTTCGAAAAGCAATCTAACGGCGGTCAATCGAAATCATTTGAAATTGATGAAAAAACAAAAAGCGGCATGCACCCGGCACGTTTAAAATACATGCAAGAAAATGGTTTAATTTAGTTTGTAAGTTTGGTTTAAAGTTTGTCAGGGCAGTTCTTCGGGGCTGCCTTTTTAAATTAAAAAAGCCCTGACTATTTGTCAAGGCTATCAATTATTGCAGTAATTATGTCGGGTTCGTTTGTTGTGTCGATTATCTCAATTAGTGTTTTCATATAAGCCTATTTGATAATAAATTTTTATATTGTATTGCTTCATTTAGTCCTGATAATACTTTACATTCTTTAGATTGTTTTGGTATGTAAACCGACTCATTAAAATAATCAATATAAATATGTGCAAGGTTTAATTTATCGTTTTTTCTGTAAAGAACTTTAGCATTAAAATTTCTGCTTTTATCGTTACCTAAGTAATTTACTGATTCAATTGTAATAGCTTTCATGATGTTGAAGTTTTGAAGTTTGTTAATCGTTTCGTTCTTTGTTGATACAAATCTACGGCGACTTTTTTAAACTACAAAACATTTTATAAAAAATTTATAAAATTATTTATTTTAAAACAACTTATCTTTGCAGTAACGACCTCTCACAAAAATAGGGTGCTGCGGCACAGAAAAAAACAGTACGCACGGCAGCGTGGTAAATGCCAAACAAAAAACAATTTTTCAAAATTTAATATTCTTTAAATGTCAACTATAAAACTCGCTGATGCGTGGAAAATTATAGACATATCGTTGAATAATAACAACGGTATGCGCTCTATGCCATCCCCAAATATCGGCCTTTTGCAATTGCTTGTTAGTGCTGCAAACAAATCAGCATCACAGGTAAAATTAGGTAATGTACAAGCTGTTGAACAAGGTAACGGTAAAGTTTACAAAGTAACCCGCCGTTTCTTTCCACGTTTGGCTGAATCTACTAATACAAGCCTTGAATATTGCCCTACTGATGGCGATGTTGTTAAGCCTTTGTACGATGAAGTAGAAATCAAAAACAAAACGGTTTCACAAAAAATCAAGATTGACGATGAGTTAATTCGTTGTATTAAAGAAAGCCGCGCTGATTATCAAAACAGCTATGTTAATGAAGTTCTAAGAAATCACATTAACAAACTTGGTAAAGAAGTTTCTACAGTTATCGCTAATGGTGGTTATGTAGGTAGCTTTGTAAAATGCGATTGTAACGACCCTGCAGTTACTTCTAAAAACTTGCCTTTGTTCCTTGCTAACGGTTTAGGTATTAACCCTGTAGGCGAATCTATTTTAGATAGCGACCGCAAACAAGCTGAAATTGAACAACAGCTTATTTTGGTAGGTGGTACTTTGTTGGACCAATACCGTAAAGCACGCCAAATTGCAAGCGGTAACGACTTCGGTTTTGATGCTTCACTACTTGATATTACCCGTTCAATTTTCTATGATACTAACTTAGGCGCTGCTTTTGGTAATCCTAATGAAGTTATTGCAATGGCACCGGGCGCGCTTCAACTTATTACATACGCAAAAAATAAAGGTCAGTTCACTTATGACTTTGAAGACCAAATGCGTACTACAGTTGTTGACCCTTGGTTAGGCATTGAGCATGATGTTGTAATGTCTTATGTAAAATGTAATGATGAAATCGAACTATACATCCAATTCGCTACTAACTGGGCGGTTGTTGGTATGCCTAAATGTTGGGCACANCAAGACTGTTTATTTGATGGCGTTCTTGATGTATTTAAATATGAAGTAGTTTG